TCTTGTATAATTAGTAGTGGATGCCGAAAGGGTCCACACAACACAAACTCGCTTTAACAAGGAGCTACCATAATGACTAACCTTGCACGTTATACAACGTCAGATCTTTCTTCTTTGATGGATCAGATCACTCGCAACAGTATTGGATTGGATGAGTATTTTGACAGAGTGTTTACTCAAACGTCATCAAACTATCCACCATACAATCTGATTCAGGTAAATAATGTAGAGTCTCGTTTAGAAATTGCTCTTGCTGGTTTCAAAAAGGAGGAGGTTCATGCGTTCACGGAGTATGGAAAACTTTTTGTCGAAGGACAAAAACAAAACAAAGACGAGGACGGGACATTTATCCACAAGGGAGTGGCTCAAAGAAACTTTAAAAGATCCTGGACCCTCTCTGACGATACAGAGGTCTCCAACGTCGTATTTGAAGACGGACTTCTTACAATTGAACTCAGAAAAATAGTTCCAGAACATCATGCCCGTAAGGACTATATCTAAATATAATTGAATATCGTCGGCGCTATGCCACGGGGGGAACTGGCCAAATCCAGTAGACACCCCCCTTTTTTAATGCTATAATTAGATGGAGATAATGTGACCCATGGCAATCAAACTAGCAGTATTAAAATCTGGCGAAGATGTTATCGCAGATGTAAGCGAACTTATTCTTGGAGAACGTGTTGTTGGATACACGTTCAATAATCCAGCAACGGTTCGATTCTTGGATCCGCAAGCACTCTATGAGAATCGAGACATCGATATCGTTTTCACTCCATGGATTCCCCTAACATCACAGAAAGATATTCCAGTTGCTCCTGATTGGATTATCACGTTAGTTGATCCTATTCCACAAGTTATTGAAAAGTATAAGGAAGGTATTAAAAATGCAAAATCCAATCAAAGTTCTAATTCTGACAAACAACATTATCCTTGTCTCGCACCTGATGGAAGTGAGTGCTGATCTTGGAGAACCTGATTGTAAGTTAATCGAACCATTTATTGTTGTGCAGGGGACAGGTGAACTTGTCCCCTGGTGTGTTGATCTCACAACTCAAAACGAGTTTATGATTAGTTCGGAAAAAATCTTGACGATTGCTGATCCCAATCCTAAACTACTTGAAAAATACAAATCCTTGATTTCTTGATGCGATTTTACACCAACGTACAACTTGTCGGTAACCAATTCCTTGTTCGTGGTTATGATAATGGTGAGCATTTTGCTCACAGAGAAGAGTATATGCCGACTCTTTTCGTCGATAGTAAGAATAAAAAGTCCAAGTATAAGACCTTGGATGGTAGAACAGTTGAACCAGTTCAACCTGGTTATGTGAAAGATTGTCGTGAGTTCTTCTCCAAGTATGATGGAGTTGAAGGATTCAATATTTACGGCAATGAACGCTACATCTATCAGTACATCTCTGACAAATATCCTCAGGAACATATTGACTTTGATATCTCAAAGATCAAGTTAGTCACACTTGACATTGAGACCACTGCTGAGCAAGGATTCCCTGATGTTCAAACTTGTGAGGAAGAATTGCTCACAATTACGATTCAGGATTACACAACTAAGCAGATTACTACCTGGGGAGTTAAACCTTTTCTGGTCAGACAACAGAATGTGACTTATATTCGGTGTCTGGATGAGTTGGATCTTCTTAATAAGTTCATAACTTATTGGGAGAACGAACCTCCTGAGGTGATCACTGGTTGGAATATCCAACTGTTCGATATCCCATACATCGCTGGACGCCTCAGGAAGGTGCTTGGAGAGAAACGTATGAAGCGTCTGTCTCCTTGGGGTCTTGTGACCGAAAAGGAAGTCTACATCAAGGGCAGGCAGAACAAATCTATTGATATTGGTGGTGTAACTCAGCTGGATTACCTGGATTTGTACAAGAAATTCACTTATACAAACCAAGAATCCTATCGTCTGGATCATATTGCACTGGTTGAACTTGGTCAGCAGAAGTTGGATCACTCTGAGTTCGATACTTTCAAGGACTTTTACAACGGAAACTGGCAAAAGTTTGTTGAGTACAACATCAAAGACGTGGAACTTGTTGACCGTTTGGAAGACAAGATGAAACTGATTGAGTTGGCACTTACGATGGCATATGACGCCAAAGTAAACTTCACCGACGTGTTTTATCAGGTCAGAATGTGGGATGCAATCATCTACAATTACCTCAAAAAGAGGAATATTGTCATTCCACCGAAAGTTGGTGCCCAAAAAGATGACAAATATGCTGGTGCATATGTTAAAGAACCTGTTCCTGGAAGCTATGATTGGGTAGTTTCTTTTGACTTGAACAGTCTGTATCCACACTTGATCATGCAATATAACATTTCACCAGAAACTTTGGTAGATGAACCACACCCACGCTGCTCTGTGGATAAGATCCTATCTGGCACCTTCATTGCTGATGGTCGCTATGCAACAGCAGCAAATGGTGCCATGTATCGTAAAGATGTGCGTGGATTTTTGCCCGAATTGATGGACAAAATCTACCAGGAACGCACAATTTACAAGAAAAAGATGCTTGCTGCTAAGCAACAGAACGAAAAGTCGCCTTCCAAGGCACTTGAAAAGGAGATTGCACGATGCAATAACATCCAAATGGCACGTAAGATCCAACTCAACTCTGCTTATGGTGCTATTGGTAATCAATATTTCCGATATTATAAGTTGGAGAATGCTGAGGCAATCACTCTATCGGGTCAGGCATCGATTCGATGGATTGAGAATAAGATGAATGATTATCTAAATAATCTTCTTAAAACAGAAGAAGAGGATTACGTAATTGCGTCTGACACTGACTCAATTTATCTTAATCTTGGACCTCTTGTTAGTAAATTTTTTGCTAATAAGTCTAGCGATAAAGCAGCGATTGTTTCCATACTTGACAAGATCTGCCAGGATAAGTTGGAACCGTTCATCGAACAGTCTTATCAAGAACTTGCGGACTATGTATCGGCATATGATCAGAAGATGTTCATGAAGCGTGAGAACATTGCTGATCGTGGTATCTGGACTGCGAAGAAGCGATACATTCTCAACGTATGGAACAGTGAGGGTGTTCAGTATGCTGAACCCAAACTGAAAGTCATGGGTATTGAGGCAGTTAAGTCCTCTACACCTGCACCTTGTCGTAAGATGTTGAAGGATGCTTTCAAGATTATGATGACTGGCAGCGAAGATGATGTGATTGATTACATTGAAAACTGCCGAACAGAGTTCAAAGGCATGAATCCAGAGGACATTTCTTTTCCTCGTTCGGTATCTGATGTTGACAAATACAAATGTGTCAACTCAATCTATGACAAAGGTACTCCGATTCATTGTCGGGGAGCACTTTTGTTCAACCACTACATAAAACAGAAAAAACTCACCAACAAATATTCATTGATCCAAAACGGAGAGAAAATTAGGTTTCTTTATTTGAAAAAACCAAATCCAATCCATGAAAACGTGCTATCCTTTATTCAAGAATGGCCAAAAGAATTGGATCTTGGCAAATACATTGACTATGATCTTCAATTCGATAAGGCATTCTTGGAACCACTCAAAATTATTCTTGATTCAATTGGTTGGTCTGTTGAAAAAACTACAAGCTTGGAGGCATTCTTCTCATGAAAGACCAGTATACTATCGATGATGGTGAATCGAAACAGGATAAATGGAATCGTGGACTTGACATCTTTATTGAGTCTGTTCACAAACCAGATCCAGCACTTCGACAGTGTGCTCATAATCAAAAGTGTTATCATGAATTGATGGATGTCCGCAAGAATGTGCTAGAATATCTGAATACACTGAGGTGGCATTGATGGATTTTTTGAAAGACATCGTGAAAGAGATTGGTGATGATTACACCAAACTTGCTAGCGATATTGATGAAACTGAAACTTATGTTGACACAGGTTCGTACATTTTTAACGCACTGGTTTCAGGTAGCATATTTGGTGGTGTATCTGGGAATAAGATTACTGCTATTGCTGGGGAGTCTAGCACTGGAAAGACTTTTTTCAGCCTCGCAGTGGTTAAGAATTTTCTTGACTCTAATCCTGATGGATATTGCCTGTATTTTGATACTGAGGCAGCTGTCAATAAGTCACTCCTAGCAAGTCGTGGAGTTGATCTAGATCGAACTGTTGTTGTGAATGTCGTAACAATTGAAGAGTTTCGTAGCAAAGCACTGAAAGCAGTTGATATATACTTAAAAGCACCAGTAGATGAACGCAAACCTTGCATGTTTGTGCTTGATTCTCTGGGTATGCTTTCAACTGAAAAGGAAATCACTGATGCTCTAAATGATAAACAAGTTCGTGACATGACAAAATCACAACTTGTTAAGGGTGCTTTCAGAATGTTGACGTTGAAACTTGGTCAGGCTAACATACCAATGATCGTCACCAATCACACCTATGACGTTATCGGCGCTTATGTTCCTACTAAGGAGATGGGAGGTGGTAGTGGCCTTAAATACGCCGCTTCTACTATCATTTATCTTAGCAAGAAGAAAGAGAAAGACGGAACAGAAATTGTTGGAAACATTATCAAAGCAAAGACTGCTAAGTCGCGTTTAAGCAAGGAGAATAAAGATGTGGAAATTCGTCTTTATTATGATGAGCGCGGTCTTGATCGTTACTATGGTCTTCTTGAACTCGGTGAGATCGGTGGACTTTGGAAGAATGTCGCAGGACGATATGAAATTGATGGTAAGAAACTCTATGCCAAGCAAATTCTCAAAGAACCTGAGCAGTATTTTACCCCAGAGGTAATGCAAGCATTGGACGAAACCGCACAGAAGGAGTTTAGTTATGGAGAAGGTTGAGAATCTAGTTCTCAAAAATCTCCTCTACAATGAAGAATATGCTAGGAAAGTCATCCCCTTTATCAAGGGGGAATACTTTGAAGACCCTAGCAATAAAGTTCTCTATGAGGAGATTTCTTCTTTCATTGTCAAGTACGATGAATTACCCTCAAAAGAAGCAGTATCAATTGAAGTTGAGAATCGAGAAGATCTAACAGAATCTCTCTTCAAGGAACTCAGTAAGGTTCTTTCTTATCTTGAAAAAGAACCTGCTGACTTTGTATGGTTATGTGACACCACAGAACGATGGTGTCGTGACCGTGCTATATATCTGGCACTTATGGAGTCCATCTCCTTAGCAGATGGAAAAGATGAAAGGAAGGGGAGAGATGCGATTCCCTCTATTCTTTCTGATGCTCTTGCAGTGTCATTTGATAATCATGTTGGACACAATTACCTAGAAGACTACGAAGAACGTTATGCCCTCTACCATCGCAAGGAAGACAAGATCCCGTTCGATCTCGAATACCTTAACAAAATTACAAAAGGTGGTCTCCCTAACAAGACTCTCAACATCGCTCTTGCTGGTACAGGTGTCGGCAAAAGTCTATTCATGTGCCATGTTGCTAGTTCCGCGCTCATGCAGGGCAGGAACGTACTCTACATTACATGTGAAATGGCAGAGGAGAAAATTGCTGAGCGAATTGACGCAAACCTTCTGAACGTAAACATTCAAGATATTGTTGATCTACCCAAACAAATGTTTGATAATAAGGTCAACAATCTTTCAAAGAAGACACAAGGTAACCTAATTATTAAAGAGTATCCTACTGCGTCTGCACATGCTGGACATTTCAGGTCACTTCTTAACGAACTTGCACTTAAAAAGTCTTTTAGACCTGATATCATTTTTGTGGATTATCTCAATATTTGTGCCTCTTCGCGTTACAAAGGGTCTGCCAATATCAATTCCTATACTCTTGTTAAGTCGATTGCTGAGGAGCTTAGAGGACTCGCTGTCGAAGCGAACGTACCTATCGTATCTGCCACCCAGACTACCCGTTCTG